GTCGGATTTAAATGAAAGTATAGTAAAAGGCTTAAATGCAATATAACTCTGGTTACTTTATATTACAACTGATAACCTATATGATTTACTTTAAAACGCATATATTAAATCTAAAGTAAGTCAAAATATTTTCTTGACATTTAATATATTATTTTCTTGCTTTAATTTTGCTTTTATTAAAACGATTAAGAATGCTTGAAAGCTTAGAAGTTGAAAGAACTGCACCTAAAATTACTTTAAATAATGTAACTCGCTCAATTGAAGGTTTAAATCTAACTAATAGATTTAGTAAAGATGTTTACCCTAATTGCCACGCTGGTCACGAGTATGCAGTTAAAGTTATAACAGGTGAGATAGTTTCTTGTATTTACGTTAAAGGTGCCTGCATTAGGTACATGCGTGATATTAACCATTCATTTTTTAAAAATTTTCAGTTTGAACCGGATAGAGCAGAACACTTCATGGTTGAGGTTCAAAAATTCAAGCATGTTATCGGGGTGGGAACTTGGCCTACTGATTTGATAATGTGGAACCCGTGGCAGAAATTTATATGGATGAACATAATGGGGTTCATAAATAAAGACACTGGATTTAGAAGATTCAGGGTTGCACATCTTGAAGTACCAAGAGGTCAAGCCAAGTCAACTATGGCCTCTCAAGCTTCTTTGTATTTTTTAGGTTTAGATCCTAAGTCACCTAGAGGTAATCAGATAGCGACAGCCGCGACAAAAAAGGATCAGGCGCGTATAGTGTTAGATGCAGCTAGAGCTATGGGTATGGGTAGTGATGACTACTCTAGTAGAGCTAATGTGAAAATTCGAGCGCATGATATAGTAGGGTTAGATGCTATAAGTAAAATGAGAGCCTTATCTGCCGAAGCTCAGACACTAGATGGTCTAAATGACGTACTCGCTGTAACCGATGAACTCCATTCTATGAAACGTGATGTTTACGAAGTTATATCTTCTGGTATGTCTAAACGTAAAGATTCGTTACTATTATCTATAACTACTGCAGGTAAAGACTTATCTTCGGTAGGTTACAGCGAATCTAATTATTCTAAAAAATTATGTTTAGGTGAAGAAGAAGACGATCAGAGATTTTCTATAATATATACTATAGATGAAGATGACGACTGGACTGAAGAGACGTCGTGGCGAAAAGCTAACCCTGAATACGGCATGGCCGTAGATCCTGTCACGTTCGCGGCTAAAGTTAAAAAAGCTATATCGACACCTGCAGACGAAGCTAACGTAAAAATAAAACATCTTAATATATGGGTTAACGAAGCTTCTGCATATTATGATAAAAAAATATGGGATGTGGGTGCAGACTTAAGTTTAGTTATAGAGGCTTTTAGTAAACGTGATGTAATAATGAGTGTAGATAAAGCCCAGCATTTAGATTTGAATTCATTAGTTTATTTATTTGAGCGCGATAATAAATTTTATATGTTTGATAAAACGTACTGCCCTGAAGCTACCATAGATAAAAAAGATAATGATAATTATTTAAAATGGGTTCGAGATGGATATTTAATAAAAACATCAGGTGAAGTAATGAACCAAAAATTAATAGAGGATGAAATACTTAAAGATAGTAAAATATATAACATAATACAGTTAGGTTACGATCCATATAATGCCGTTGAGCTAGGTCAAAACTTAGAGAGGGCTAATGTTAACGCCGTAGCCTTTGGAATGAATGTGAGAAATTTATCTGAACCTACTAAAAAATTAGACGAATATATGAGAAATAAAAAAATATTTCACAACGGTTCACCGTTGATGTCATGGTGTATATCTAACGTGGTATGTAAAGTAGATCATAATGAAAACGTGTATCCGAGAAAAAATAATGTTAAGCAAAAGATAGATCCGGTGATAGCGCTACTGATGTGCATAGGTATAAGATTGCAATACGGTAAACCATTAGAACAACAGAAATTTAACGGATTTAAGAGAATTTAGTCCAGACTAAAGAATTAGCTTGAATTATAATTAAATTTGGGCAAGCTGAAAGTATATGTCAAAAATATTACACTCCGATAAGAATTTTGCAGTATTAATGTCCAGCGATGAAAAAGCTGAAATAACTATATATGGTCGAGTTGGACCTAGTTTTTGGGATGAAGGTCTAACGACTGAATCTGTAGATAGGGAGTTAAAAAAACTACCATCTAGTGTCAAAAAATTGACTATTAGAATTAATAGTTTAGGTGGAAGTTATTTCGATGGTTTAGGTATTTATAATAGACTAAAATCCAGTAAATTACATAAAACCGTTATCATCGACGCTACTGCGGCATCTGCTGCATCTATAATTATGTTAGCTGGTGACACTATCGAAATGGGTACAGGCTCAATGATGATGATACATTTACCTTGGATAGGTGTAATGGCGAATCGTATCGAAATGCAGAAATACATTACCGATCTTAAAGTTTACGAAGAGAGTGCTCTATCGGTTTACATGACTAAAGCTAAAGGTCTTACTAAAGAGCAAGTAAGACAGAAGATGATAGATGAAACTTGGTTTACTGCTGAAGAGTGTGTAAAATTCGGTTTCGCAGATAAAATAAATGCAGATATAGTTAAAGTTGCAGCTTCAGCTTTTGATAAATGCGACTGGATTAGAAAAGATAGAGTACCTAAAAATTTAGTTTCAATGACTGAAAACGATAGACCTCAAGTTAATGAAACTAAAAAGAATATAACTGATATTTTAAAACTTATAGAATCTTAACATTTTGTAATACTCGACCTAGATCGCAGTTAACAGATGTAAGTTAATTGAAGAAATGGAGTAACATATGAATAAAATTCAAAAACTAAAAGCAAGGTTACAGATTATTAAAAATAGTCTAAAAGCTTTCGCTGATAAAGAAGATTTCACTGATGAAGAAAAGGCTCAAATTGAAAACTTAAATAAAGAGGCTAAAGAAGTATTAGCTAGTATTAAAACACTAGAAGATATTGAAAGTTCTATTAATAGTTTAGATCAGACTCCTGCTGATCCAGTAGTTGCTGCTGATCCAGTTAAAGTTACAGTAACTAAGAATTCATTCCAAGATGCTACAGGTTTTAAAAATTCAGGTGAGTTTTTAATGGCTGTAAAAAATGATAAATTAGGTAAGAAAAGTGCAGTTTTAGAAAACTCTATTTACACTAGAGATGATGAAGCTTCTATTTTTGTACCTGAAGAAATCAGTGATATTGTAGTTAGTGCCATCGGGGACGATGACTCTCTTTTTGCTAAGGCTACTCAGCTTAAGTGCGATGGTAATAGCTTTTCACATCCTGTAGATAATAAAAGACCTTGGAACTCAGGTATCAATGTTTACATGGCTGCTGAAGGCTCAACGATGACTAAGAGTGATTTAGCTCAAATGGATCATGTAGAACATAAACTTAAAAAAATGTATGCTTACACTGAAGTATCCAATGAGACTATGGAAGATGCTTCAGGGTTTACTAGCTTACTTGAAAGTAAAGTACCGCAGGCTATTAAACATAAAATGAACTCATTGATTATATCAGGTGCAGGTGGCGGTGGACTACCTCAAGGTATATTAAACAGCGGTCACTTATTGACTGTTGCTAAAGAATCAGGTCAAGCTGCTGATACTATTATAACATTGAACATCATTAAGATGATGGCTGGATTAATCAAAGGCGGGATGCCTGTGTGGTTATACAATCCTGCTGCTGAAACCCAGCTTAGAACATTAAAAGATGACAATGATAATTACATCTTTTTAGCCTCTGGTTCACAAATGAACAATAGTCCTTATAATGTATTGTTCAATATACCTATGTTACCTATGCTCGGTGGTGTAAAAGCATTAGGTGATAAAGGTGACATTATACTTTGCGACCTTAAAAATGGTTACGAAGTATTAACTAAGGCTGGTCAAACTGATGTTAAAAAAGCTATGTCTCCACATGTAGCTTTCGATCAGGATAAAATGGCTTTCAAGTGGACTCTTAGATGGGATGGTAAATGTCCATTCAAGTCTACTGTAACTAATGAGACAGGTGATGCAACATTGTCTTACTTAGTAGCTTTAGCTGATCGAGCTTAATTGAATAATTAAGTACATCCTGAATCTAAAACCTTACTTAGATTCAGGATGTTAAATAGAGTAAGGTTTTACTGAAAACTATAATTTTAAACAAGGGGTTATAAAATGAAAGCAAGTCTACCATATGTTAATAATTTTAAGACAGGTAATGCTGTAGCTAACGCTACTTCAGGTCTTACCGGAGCTAGATGTAAACTAGATAACGCTAAGAAGATTTACTTCTTAATTATGATCGGCGCAGGTACAGCCGGAACATTTACTTTTACTTTGAAGCAGCATAACGCAGCTACATCTGGTACAAGTAAAGCTTTATCTATCAGCGGTCAATATTATCACAAACTTCATACAGCTACAGTAATGACTAAAGTTGACATAGCTGAAGGTTCTGAAGCTTCAGCTATAACATTATCTACTGAAGTAGGGGCCAACGCGGGTATGGTTCTACTTGAAGCTGACGCTACACAACTAGATATAAATAACGGATTCTATTGGGCTTCAGTAGATACTTCTGCTGTAGGTCAAGACCGATATGTTAGTATCGCTGCTATAGGAGCTGAAGCAGATTTCAAACCAGCCTACGAAACTACTTTTTAGTATACTGTAGTAGGCTTAACAGTGAAGAAGTTATGACCCTTCACTGTTATTTTTTTAATTAAACGAGGAGTGATATATGACGAAAGAGCAAGTTAAACAAAAAGCGGAAGCTAAACCTGAAACTAAAGCTGAAGTTAAACCTGAAGTTAAAGTTGAAGCTAAAGTTAAACCTGAAGTTAAAGTTGAAGCTGAAGT